GGTGATCCCATGAACGTCGGCATCGGACTGAGCGTCAGCAACTTTTCCAGCGTCCCGACGGTTGGTCTGGACCTGGATGCCGCCATCGCCGCGCTGTTCAGCTCCGGCGAAGAGGGCGCATGGTATGACCCGTCCGATCTGACGACTCTGTATCAGGATGCCGCTGGGACCACGCCCGCCGGAGTCGGTGACCCCGTCGGGCTGATGCTCGACAAGTCGAAGGGGCTGACGCTTGGGGCGGAGCTAGTCACGAATGGGACGTTTGATACCGATACGGACTGGACAAAGGGCACTGGATGGACGATCAGCGGCGGGGTGGCAGTTTTCGCCCCAGGAACCGGTAGCTTGCTTTCTCAGTCAGGCACTTTCGCATCAAGCCGCACTTACGCTATTTCGTTCGATATATCACTAAACGGCTCTTGCAGCATGACAGTCCAGTTTAGCGGCGGCGGTGGCTCAGACACTGCGGGCTTGCTTAGTTTCGCATCTGGAAGCCATACTGTTTTTGTGAGCACAACTATCGCACGCTCAGTCATTGGCTTCTCGGCGACTGCCGTTAGTGACTTCACCATCGACAACATCTCCGTCCGCGCTCTCCCCGGCAACCACGCCACCCAAACGACCTCGGCGGCTAGGCCGATCCTCCAGCAGTCCGGTGCGACGGCTGTTCTGAGCGGCACGGAGCTGGTGACGAATGGGACGTTTGATACGGATACGACGGGGTGGACGTCCGTAAATGCTACGCTTTCGTCTGTTTCCGGAGCCCTGCGTGTTTCCCATACCGCCGTCAACGGGCAAGCGAGATCAACCATCACCACCGAGGTTGGCAAAACCTACAAGGTTTCGGCTGCCGTAGTGGGTAGGACGACTACTAACACCGCATGGCTTGGGGTTGGCACTACCGCAGGTGGCAGTCAGCTTGTTTTCCTGAACGTTGCAGGTGCTGGCGTAGCATCCGGAAGCGCGACTGCGACCTTCATCGCAACTACGACCACGACCCACATCAACCTCATTTCCGCCGACAGCACGGGATACGAGGACTGGGACAACATCTCCGTCCAAGAAGTCACCTCCTGGTCCGGCGGTCTGCGCTACCTGGACTTTGATGGGGTGGATGACCAGATTGCAGCCACGTTTGCAGCCACGCAGGCGCAGCCAAACACGATTGCTGTTGGTTGGAAGTTTGATATTTACTCGGCCAAGCAATACGACTTTATTTTTGATTCGCCAGCCATTTCCGGCGCTGGACCAAGGCATTCACTTGTAGATGATTCTGGGTCACTCCAATTTGCGGGAGGCATAGGCGTAAACATTCAAGCGTCTGACACAAACGACAACGTAGCCACGCTGCATTTCAACACAACTTCTTCGGAAGCTAGGATCAACGGGCTGTCTGTTGTTGGCCCCGTAAACGCCGGTTCAAATCAATGGGGCGGGGTCAGGCTAGGTGGGGCATACAACGCCTCAACCGCCATACTTTTAAACGGCCGCATCTACGGCTTCATCGGCGTCAACCGCACCCTAACCGCCGGTGAGATCGACGACGTCGAGTCCTATCTGGCAGCCAAGTCGGGAGTCACGCTATGACCGACGTCTTCCGCACCATGATCGTCCCGGCGGCTGAGGTTGCCCTCGCTCGGCAGATTGCCACCACCGTCGCGCCCGTCGCTGGGCAAGGCATGTGGACCACCCCGCTGTCGGCTGACGGGCAGGACCCAGCCACGTCCTACGTCTCGACAGGCTGGATCGGCCCCGAATGGGACGTGCTGATGCCGTGTCAAACCTGGGAGGAAGTCGACGGCGTCTGGACGCAGACCGACGCATACCCTGGCGACGCGGTGCAGCTCCTTGCTGCCATCCAAGCCGCAGACCCAGACACGACCATCACGCTGCCGCAGCTCGTTGGTCTGTTCGCTACGTGCGACGTCACAACGCAGGACCCTTGGGTGGCCTTCCAGCGCCTCGGTCTTCAGATCGTGCAGGTCGAAGAGGTCTTGCCTGCGTGAGCGACTACGACCCAACGGACCTGAAGGCGCAAGAGCGCGTCGCCGAAGACAAGGCGCTGCGCGATCGGCTGTCGCGTGAGAACGAGGAGGCCGACGTCAAGTGGCTGATGTCGTCCAAGCGCGGCCGCCGCATCCTCTGGCGGATCTTGGAGCACTCAGGTGTGTTCCGCCTTTCGTTCAACACCAACGCCATGCAGATGGCCTTCTCTGAAGGCAATCGCAACCTTGGCAACCGATACCTGACTTTGATTCACGCCATGTGCCCGGAGCAGTATCCGGCCATGGTGAAAGAGAACACAGATGATGACCGAAACACTGATGACCGCTGACGACGCAGACACCAACCAGTCGGCAGCCGATTCGACTCTGCTTGCTTCGCAGGATGCGGAGCAGGCTGTCCAGCAGGAGTCTCCTGAGGCTCCGGTGCAGTCCGAGACGGCGGAGACCGCTCAGGCTGAAGAGTCCACGGAACAGGTCCAAGAGACCAAGCAAGCTCCGGAGAAGTATGAGTTCCAGTCCCCAGAGGGTCAGGAATTCGACACGGACGTGCTTGGTGCATACGAGGACGTGGCCCGCGAACTCGACCTGTCTCAGGAGGCCGCGCAGAAGATCCTCGACAAGGTGGCCCCTGCTCTCGCCGAGCAGCAGACCAAGCATGTCGAGGTTGTCACGAAGCAATGGCGTGAGTCGTCGATGTCGGACTCGGAGTTCGGCGGAGACAAGATGAACGAGAACCTTGCCGTCGCGAAGAAGGCACTGGACTCGTTCGGCACTCCGGAGCTGCGCGACCTTCTGGAAAAGTCCGGACTTGGTAATCACCCGGAGGTCATCCGGATGCTTTACCGGACCGGCAAGGCAATCAGCGAGGACGCATTCGTCGCCGGAGGAAACTCGGAGAGCGCCAAGCCTGCTCCGACGGACTTCGCTGGCTACGCATCCGCGCTGTATTCCAACCACCCCAACTGACTAGGAGTCTGAAATGGCTACCCTTTCCACGACCAACCTTACGCTGCTCGACTGGGCAAAGCGTGTTGACCCCGATGGGCGCGTGCCCGTCGTTGCCGAGCTGCTCTCTCAGAGCAACGAGATCCTTGCTGACTGCGTGATGAAGGAAGGCAACCTGCCGACCGGTGATCGCGTCGTCATCCGCACGGGTCTTCCGACTGTCTACTGGCGTGCCCTCAACCAGGGCATCCCGTCCAGCAAGTCCACGACCGCGCAGGTCGATGAGGCGTGCGGCATCCTGGAAGCGCGTTCCGAGGTCGACAAGGACCTTGCAATGCTCAACGGGAACACCGCTCAGTTCCGTCTGTCTGAAGACACCGCTTTCTTGGAAGCGATGAACCAGACGATGGCGGACACGATGTTCTACGGCGACCCGGGCGCTGACCCGAAGCAGTTCCTCGGTCTTCAGAAGCGATACAGCGACAAGGCCGCCGCAAACGGGACCAACATCCTGGATGCTGGCGGTTCGGGTTCCGACAACACGTCGGTCTACCTCGTCGTTTGGGGCGATCAGACGGTCTACTGCCCCTTCCCGAAGGGGTCGAAGGCTGGCCTGATGCACGAAGACCTTGGCGAGCAGACCGTCTACAGCGGTGACAATCGCCTTCAGGCCCTCGTCACGCGCTACCAGTGGAAGAACGGCCTCGTCGTCAAGGACTGGCGCTACGTTGTCCGCATCGGAAGCATCGACGTTTCGGACCTTGCTGACCCGGGCAGCTCCACGCAGGCGCTTACGGCATCGACCAACATCCTGCGCCTGATGACCCGTGCGACCTACAAGATCCCGAACCTGGGTGTCGGTCGTCCGGCCTTCTACATGAACCGCACGGTTCACTCCGCTCTGTCCATCATGGCGATGGACAAGTCGCAGGGCGTTCTGAAGATCGAGCAGGGTCTCACCCAGTTCGGCACCGCTCAGAGCTACCTGTCGTTCCTGGGTATTCCCATCCGCCGGGTGGATTCCCTCCTCAACAACGAAGCCGCCATCTGATCCCCCAGGGACAAGGAGAACTTACATGATTACTGACCAACTTCTTCGGCTGTCCAGCGCGCAGTCGCTCATCATCGCAAGCGGCGCCGAGGCAGAGTCGACCAACGTCATCGACCTGTCCGTGGCCCGCGACGTCGGCCAGGGCCACCCGCTTTACGTGGTGGTGTCCTTCTCGTCTACCCTTGCTGGCGCCGCAGGCGCACTGATTACGGTGCAGGTGGAAACCCACACTGCTGAGGATTTCACGGCTGCGAGGACCGTTCGGGTGGCAACCCGCGCTCTTCCTGTCGCAGACATCGACGGCAAGGCTGTCGCCATCCCGCTTCCGCCCAACATCGGCGATGCTTTTGTCGACCACCGCTACATGGCAATTCGCTATGTCGTCAGCGGTGCCAACGTCACGGCCGGGACGGCAAACGCCGACATCGTCCTGGACATCCAGGACGGCGAGAAGTTCTACGCTTCGGGCTTCACGGTCGCCTGACCTGATCTATGGCTAAGTTCCTTGTTGAAGAGCGTTGTCTGGTCGGCGGCTTGATCCGTCGGCCGGGCGAGGTCATCGAATACGACGGTGAGCCTCGTCACTACCTGACCCCAGTCGATCCGCCCAAGCCCGTGGCTGAAGCGCCGACTGCTGTCGCGCCGCCGGTTGCCGAGCAGCCGGTCAAGC